TAACTTATCCCACCTGCGCCACACACACACACGACCGTAGCCCCAGCTCCAACACCGGCCAACTTCGTGTGGTCCGCTGAACCACCAACTGCAACCGGAGTGCTCGTAGCATCACCAATGAACAGAGTGTTCGACAGAGTTGAGTAAGCCATTTCGCCGAAGGCGAGTGTGCTTGGTGTCGTGGTAACTTGCGAAACCTTGACCTTGAGTGTGACGTTCTTTGTTGCCATGATTGCTCCTTAGAAAGTACCGCTTGAGAGGACAGTGCCTTCGAAGTCAGTGATATCGTTGATGACGTGAGTGTGGACAGTGTTCGCTTTTCCAGCAAGAAGAGTGTCCGTCTCTGTCCTGTTGTAGTAGTTCGTGAGGTCAGAAGTACCGCCAACTTGAACCAAACCTTGAGCAAGAATGACAGTGCTCGTACTTTGGTTAGTGACGACCACATTCACATCATCAATCACCGTGACAATGTTTTCCTCGCGAGCTGGAATGACTGTGATTTCGTTCATGTGACTGTCTTGTCAAGGACAACGGTGCCCTCAATGTACTTCACCACATCGCCACTTGGGAATGTCACAAGCACATCGTACACACCGACATCAAAGCCTGACAGAGCAGCAGTTTGAGCTGCGCTGAGTTCAATCTTGAAGGCACCATCAGTGCCATCGGTCATCAGGGCACAAGTGAATGTGGCCACAACTGAGCTGTCCGTGACCTTCTTGCGAATCTTGGCAGCAACTGTGGCACTAGTCAGGTCAATCGGCACATTGCCAACATTGCCTTCACTGATGTACGTGCTGTACAGAGTAAAAACCTTGCGGAAGGTGACCTTCTTCTCAACGAGGATGTTGTGCTTACCGGCGCTCATAGTACGATGCTCCGAACACCCATCTTCGAACCAGGGGCATTCATCAGAACGCCTGGGCCAATGCTCTTCAGGAGGTCAATCACAAGGGTAGGAATGGTGCCAACACCTTCCTTGAATGTATAGTCAAGTGGCCCAACCTTGGAAGCCTTGAGCTGCATCAACTCAGCATCGGAAGCAGGACGCTCACCTTCAGTCCACTTCCACCAAGCCATCTCGAACACTGCTTGCTTCACCTTGGTGTGCACGACAGTGGAGGGTTGTTGAACTTGCTCTTCGTTGTACACGAGCTTTCGTGGCCACTTCAGGGGTTGTGTGCGAACAGTCCGCAAACCATCAAAGTCGAAGGTCTCAATCACATTGGAAGCAGTCACCAGGAGTGCGGTCTTGATGGCATCATCAAGGTCAGCCCATGCTACAGTCGCTCCATCAGCATCTGGGCCAAAGGCACCATAGCGGGCTGCGAAGTAGTCATCAGCTTCTGCTACAGTTGCGTAGCAGTTCATAGTAACGGACTGAGGGTCCGCGTCAAGTACAAAGGCCATATTGTTCTCCAGGATGCAGTCTTTGAACACCAGGTTCCATCTTGATAGCGAAGTGTTTCATTCGCATTAGGTGGTAATGGCCTTCGGTCGGCTTTTAGGGCCGGAAGATTACTTCTTCTTCATCGTACTTCTATTTATCGTGAATCAGAAGTAGGTGAGGGACTCGACCTTCACAGGCGGAGTCCCTCGGTTCAAATCAGGCCTAGCACAGAGGCCTGAAGCTTCAATGCTTAGGCAGCATTGGCGCCAACAGACGAGCTGGTCACACCGACATACACAGCATCGGTGTCAACAATCCCATAGGTACCAACCCAGTACCAGCCGATGTTGACGAAACGACCCAGAGCATCAAACGGCCCAGTGAGGGTCAGACGGAGAGGAGCGGACTCAGCCTTGCCCAGGGCATTTGCACCCATGAACAGACCGCGGTAAGCATCAACGGTGCCAGCACCAGCCTGGTCAGCATACACAATGTCGTTGTTCGACACAATGCGGAAACCACTGATAGCACCAACTTCGTTCGCCAGAACAGCATCCACAGAGCCGGAGTACTTGTTCAGGTCTTGCCACGAACCAGCACCAACTGCATTGCGCAGGTCGTGAATCTGGTCATCGTGCAGCACAGCAACGTACTGCATGCCAATCTTCTGCACGTTCTTGCGGGACAGCTTGTTGTAGATGGTGTTCAGGAACTGTGGCGTCATAACGTCACCAGCAGCCAGAGCAGCTTCCGAAGCAGCATTGAACAGAACGTTCGAAGATGCATTCAGGGCATTCACAGCCAGTTGGTTCGTGGTCGAGCCAGCATTGATGCCGACCACTTGAGCAGCAGCGAGGTCAACCTTGCCACCGGACTGGAGGTTCATCAGCTTCGTCGTGGTCACAGCCTGACCGAATTCAGCCGGTGTGAACAGGATTTGCGTGTCAGACATCGTGGTGCGACCAGCTTCGTCGTACTCAGCCAGTGGCGTGGTAGCCTTGGCAAGACGAGCAAACTTCGTCATCTCGATGCTCTTGGCACCAACGGATTGGCGGAACTGAGCCAGTTGGTCCATGACGTTGTCTTGACCTGCCGAAACCAGGAAGGCTTGAGCAAATGCCAGGACGGCGGAGTTGTCCAGCTCAGTTGAGCCAGTCATGTTCGTGTAGATTGCAGCCATTTGTTGGGCTCCTTTGATTGGTTAGACCGTTAGGCCTTCGAATACTTCCTCATGACAGCCTCAATTTCCTTCACGGACTTTGCAGACTGAATCTCGGTCTCATAACTGGACTTCCCCGTACTACCTTGGGCAGCAACCTTTGGAGCGGGAGCTGATTTGGGCGTAGTAGAAGTACCAGAGCTCTGTTCGTTTGGGTCGGCTTGTACCTCCCCGAACAAAACTGGCTCAGCAGTCTTGAGTGCCTCGATTGCGGCTGTGATGCTGTCAACCTTGACATTGTCAGAGTCATCAAACTCAATCTTCGACATGTCCAGCACCTTCAATGCAAGCGTCTTGCTCTTCACTCCGGCAGCTTCCAAGGCGGTGGAAACGTGGGTTTCAAGCTTTTGCTTCTTGATGGTACTCTTGTAGCCTTCGAAGTCCTCTGCGAGCTTGGACTTCTCTGTCATCAGAGCATCCAATTGCTTTTGAAGGTCTCCAGAACTACCTGACGTAGCCTTGAGTTCTCGGTTTGCCACACGAAGCTTGTCACGTTCTGCTGCTGTTGACTCAACCAGGGCTTGAAGCCTGATTAGTTCAGCACCGGTGTCAACTTGCTTTGTGTTCTCACCTTCAACTGTTTTGTGCGAGTCGTTGCCACTCGGTTCACTTGATGTCGTCATGACTTTGTCCTATCCAGGAAGTATGGTGTATGATTTGTAGGCATTGAAGCCTCGCACTTATTTATCGTGCCCTGGTGATTACATCGGAGCAACAGGAGGCATCTTTTGGGCAACCGGAGGTACTGCAGCTACGACTGGAGCTACGACTGGAGCATTCGTAGCATCAATCTCAGCAACCTTCTTCTCGGCTTCTGGCTTTGACAGCCCTTGAACTGCCATGAAGTAGTCAACCCGAGTAGCACGATTGGCAGCAATCCGAAGGTTCCAAACTTCTTCAGTGGCCTTCTCATCAACTGGAAGGTCAGGAGCACCGAAGTGGATGTACAACTCAGCATCATCGCTGAAAGTATTTGGCTTCGCGAAGTTCACAACAGTCTTCACGGACTTGAACAGCCGCTTGAACCCAGCCTCCATCATCCGCTGACGCTTCTTGCGAAGCTCAAGGTTCGGCATTTCCTTCACGAGGAGCTTGAACCCACTGTCAGCACCATTCTGGTCCATCTTAGCATTCACGTTCCAGTCACCTGCGAAGTCAATGACCCAAGATTGCACCATTGCATCAAGTGGCTGAAGGTTCGGCTTTGGTCCCTTGTACTCCACGAATGGAGCTTGCACACCATCGGTGTTAATCTGAATGACCTTGCCCGGCCCGCCAATGGCAGCAGCACCCATAGCAGGACGCATACGCGGCAGTGCTTCGCCATCAATCTGAGTTGGAACCATTGCTCCACCTTGCTCACCCTCAACAGTAGCATTCGTGAACAGAGTTTCGAGCTTGCCCCAAGCAGCACTGTACTCGGAGTCACTGAGTGCGATGTTGTAGATGTCATTCATCCCAATCAAGTCCTCTGGGATTTCATTGAAGAAGCCCTCACGAGGAGTATTAGTATCGTGGAATGCAGCCGTAATCACGACCCCATAAGGGTTCGGCTCAACACTTGTGATTGTCTCAGCACCAGTTGTCTCATCAACTTCGATGTCCTGATAAAGCTCTGGGCTGATGACACGGTATGTCTCACCCTTGTCAGTCTCGCCAGTGCAGTAAATCAGGAGCAGCACCTTCTTGCTGAGCTCATCGTACAACACACCAGAGTTGTGCGGCCCAAGCAGTGTGAATGCAAGACGGTCCTCTTCGCTGATGTAGTACGGCAGCACCATTGTCGTCTTCAACATCCGGACTGCTGGGTCAAGGTTCGTGAAGAACTCAATCCACTCAGCGCTCTCGAACAGCTCTTGTGCTCGAGCAGTTTGTGCCTCGTCCACAGTGTCGCCAACAAAGACTTCCATGACTGGCGGCTTACCGCTGAACAGCATACCGCTCTTGTCAACAACCATCTTCACAATGTTCCGAAAGCGAGCAGCCAGCATACCAGAGCTGAAGGTGTGAAAGCGAATGCGCTTCAACTCCTTCTCAACGTACTCCTTCTGGTCACCGTCGTAATAGTCAAGGAACTTCTCTGCCAGTTCCTTGTCATCCATGTCAAATAGGTCTGTGAACTTAGCCATATTGCCTCAATGTTGGTTTGCCCTGCAAAGGGAAGTTGAAGTGGATGTAGTACCCACCAGCATCAAGCGGGTGGTCCACGTTGTTCGATTTGTCCGGCTCTCCATCTTTCCAGCCTTGTCGCTCCAAACAGCGAGTGTACACGGGGCAGAGCTTAGTATTTACTCTGTATCGGCGCTGATTCATAGCATTGCAGAACATCGCATTCATGCTATTGATGCGGTCACCTACACCTGGATTGCTTGGGTTCACCTTGAGTTCAAAGCCGAACTGCTTGATGATGGCATGTGAAGTAGCCATGCCTGCTGGATTGCGGTTCTTGCCTGAGGCATCTGGGTACACAATGACACGACGGTCAGGGTACTTTGCCTTGATGGCCTTGCACATCGCAGTAGTGTCGTACAGGTCAATGAACTCGTGAACTGCTCGTGGCTCTTGTCCCTCAAGGACGTGCGCAATGGCTGCACAGTGCTCGATGTTGAAGTCCATCCCAATGAAGATTGGGGCACCACGGGCCTTCTCAGCCGTGAAATCAGTGTCATTCTGAGTACGGTCAAAGCAGTTGTACACAGTCGCTGTGAAGATGTTCGCGAACTCGCCATTGATGTAAGCAGAGCGCTTATTCGCTGGAATGTTCACCATTCGGGACTCAATGTACCCCTTCGGCAACAGGAAGTTGTCCGTCATCTTCACGTGCCAAATTTTCGTCATTGGCGTGGCTTGCTCAACAAAGCGCCGGTGCATGAAAGCATAGCCCTCTGGAGTACTGACAGCGAACTGAATGGTGTTCTCAGCCTCGGACAAACGGTTGCCAAGCTCAACAAAGGCATCATAAGCCATGTCAGCATTGCGGCACAGGTCTGCCTCATCAAAGCCACCCCAAGCGAGTGACATACCATTCATCCGTGTGTAGTTCTCAGCTGACACGTTCAGCCAGATGCGAGAGGTCTTGCGGCCAATCTTGATGTCAAGGAAGTCCACATAGGTATTGGAGAGACGGTCCACATCGTATTCCAGCCCGGTCTTTGGGAGAATACGGCGAAGGATAGGCACCACATTTCGCTGGTTCATCCCGCTGATTGGACTGATGATGACGCCGTGTTCACCTGGGTACAGCTCAACTGCACAACGAAGAGCTTTCCAAGTCAGTGCTTCGGTCTTGCCAGCACGATACCCTCCCACAAACCCCTGAATAGGTGTGACATCGTCCATAACGAAGTCAACCTGGTGCGGCATCAGTGTGGGTTGGAGTTCGAGAACCCTCATTCGGCTTCTACATCCGGTCGCTCAATGATTTGTGGCTTCGACTCAACAGCATCGTACTGCAGGCCGATGTGCTCAACAATCTGCTTCTGCCCAAGCTGTTCGTACTTTCGGGCATGAAGGTCAATAGCCTTCAGCAGTACATTGGATGGGACATCTGAGCGAGTAAGCATGCCCTCATCGAGGTCCATGAACTCTTTGATGATACGGGTAAGTGCATGCCGTGGAAGGTTCTTGGCTTCAAACTTGCCGGCATTGAATGCATCACCGTGATGCTTCATCAAGGTAGTCCGAGAGATGTTGAACCTTTCGGCAATCTCATCGGCTGTGTAGTTGTACTGAGCCATGTTGAAAACTGACTCATCTGACAACTCAATTGGACGATATTTGCTGTTAGGAGCCACTTTTTGAACAAGTGACAACCCATCACGCGAGGTAAAGCTCATAATGATTTCTCCGGCTGGACGTAGGTGTCTGAGTATGTACTTCTATTTATCAACAAGGAAGAAACATTCTCACACAGGCGGAGGGAGGGCCATTGTAAGATTTACCGTAATGGGTAAATCTAGGGGTCAGCCCTTTTAGATACGGATATTCTCGCAGATGATGTCAAGGGCAGCTGCATCGTACGACAGAGCCTTGCACTCGTCCTGAATGCAGGAGATTGCGAGCTGCCCTGACATAATTCGAACCTTGTTTAGTTCGAGCCCAGAGGCTACGATGACTTTTGTTTGCTGAGGTGCGACTTGGACAATCGCATACCAAATGGCCCTGCGGTGAGTGCCACGTTTTGGTTCTGGGTAGAAGTTCTCGGTGTAGATGTCCAGTGCGGCATCTAGGAGAGAACCTTCCCGCCAATTGAAGGAAGAAACGGTCATAGGACCGATTGTAACATCGGTCCTAGGCGGTGGAGGAAGAAGCGAGGACTAGAAGTCTCGGCTGTTCGTCATCCCGCCATCAAGTTTGCCATTTTCCATCTGGCAAAAGCCGGTGTTCTTGGCTGTCTTTAGGTCCTTCGTGTCACCGTAAGAAACCATCAAGGTTCCAGTCTTGGAGCGAAAAAGCACAATTGCCTGCGGCTTTGTACCAGCGGGCCAATCAGCAATCGAGAGCTCTTGACACTTTGGTAGGAGTTTTGCCTCGGCATTTGTGATTGAGACATCGGCAAGGGCTGAAGTACTGATGAGAGCCAGGAGCAAAAGGGCTTTCATTTGTACACCTTTTGAGGAGCCGGCTGGCTTTGCAGCCACTGACGTTGAAGAACATGGCGGTGAGCCTGGATGTACTCCATGCCCGTGTCAGCCATGACTTTTGCGATTTGAGCTTCGAGAGTCATATTGATGCTCCTTACTGGCTGAAACAGATGTAGTCCCAGGCACCAGACAGCCACACCAAGTGCGACGGCATATAGACATCCTTGCCTTGACGAACACGGTTCAGGCAGTTCGCCACTTCAGCAGGGTCCTGGTCACGAAAGGCACAGTACTTCACGAACTTCAGTTCGCAGCCTGAGCGAGTGACTGGATAGCTGTCGTACTCGGCGATGTGTTTATCTACGGAGTCGATGTACAGGGCGATGGCACGAGTGATGGTCATGGCTGAATACCTTGTTGAGTTGACAAGAGCTATAATAACACGACAGGCCAGGATGTACACCACTAAAGTGTAACCGTCCTGGCCAGTTGTAACGATTAGTTCAGGTACATCTCCCAGTCGGAGATGTACTCGGCTTTGTTATTCACCATCATGGCGGCGAGCTCCTTGACTGCACGCATCGAGGTGGCAGGCAGGTTGTCCCAGTTGTCGTACATCCACACGAGGAGTTCAGTCTTCTTGGCGGCACTGAGTTTGTACACATCCACGGACATGGCAATCGAAGCAATCCAACCCCACTGTTCGTTGCGCTTCAAGTCGAAGGCTTTGTAAGAAACACGGTCACGGATGGCTGCACTGTGCATCTTCTTGGCGGTGTTCAGTTCTTCAGACGGAGCAGTCAGTTGGCGGTTAGAGGTGATGATGAACCTCATGTTGTCCGTGGGGATTTCGATGCCAACTGAACCAGCCTTTTGAAAGTACTGCAGGGCATCGCCGATGAACTTGTCATTGCTCGAGGTGGATGACAGGTAGTTCTTAATCATGATGGTGAAGTTCTTGTTGTACGACAGGACATTGCGTTCTTGGTCCAGCGCACCCTTCATGAGGTTCAGGGCGTCGGCCTCCATGAACAAGGAGTCACAATCATCAATCCAGACGGTAAGGCCGCTGGGGCAGCAAATCAGGCCTTGCATGTGGGCATAGGCGGCGGTGGCCAACTGAACCACGAAGGCGTTCAGAGAAGCGGCACCTTGAATCTTGACGAGGTTCACATTAGCAGCATCGGCAATGGATTGCACGGTGAACGTCTTGCCAGCACCAGGAGGGCTGAAGATGTACACGTGGCGCTTGGACTCGATTTCTTGCTTGGTAAGGCCAAGACTGTGCTTCACGAGTTGTTGCAGCTTCAGGGTGTTGCGAGCACCACCGCTGATGAACTTTTGTTGCTCGGGGCTGAACTTGGTCATGTCAATCTCCAGTTGGTACAGGAGCTATAATACCACGCCAGGCCAGGATGTACACTGCTAAAGTGTAACAGCCTCTGGAGTTGTTACAGAATCCCGGTGCGCTTGGCGTATCGAACAATTTGCCCGCTGAGGATGCCGTACTTGGCGGCAGTGGTGTGAAGGGTTGGGACGCCATTCGCCTTCAGAACTGGATGCTGAATTGCCATGAGACACTTGGCATCCAACTCAGGGTCGTTGGCGGTTACATTGTTCCCGATGAAGTACTTACGAAGCCAATGAACCGGCACTCCGTACTTCTTGGCTGTAGCAAGGTATGAAATTCCATTGCGCTTCACAACAGGGTTCTGAGCGGCGAGCTTGATTTTCGGGAGGTCCACTTCTTGGTAGATTTTGTCGTACATCTCGGTTCTTGCTTTAGACATGGCTGCCTTCGTCTCAGTCGTCACAATCTTGCCTTTATGGGCACGACTGATGGCGGCCTTGAACTCTGGTGTGTTTTTTGCTGCGTGGTTCGAGTGGCGGCCATTGTCGCTGCTTGTCGCGCTTCTGACGGCAGAGTCCAAGTCCTTGCTATTGGCATTCACTGAGGCAAGGATGGCATTCAAGTCAAAGGTGGGCATAGAACCTCCGTGTCAATAGCTGCATCTTAACACGACAGGCCAGGATGTACATACCTGAAGATGTAACATCCTGGGCACTTGTTACGAAGCCTTGGGCACGAAGCAGATTTGCTTGTCACTACCGAAGTACGAAGTCACATCCAGCAGGCCGCCTTCAGGCATTCTCACAACCACGTGCTCTTCGCGAGTGATGTCCCCGTTTTGAGGGTTCCACCACAGGATTTCGCCGTCTTGAGCTGAGCAGCCAGGGTTTTGTGCGATGAACTGAGCCACATTTTGCTTGCAGTGCAGTGGACGTCCAGTGCCGGCCTTGAGGTACACGCAGTCAGTCCAGGTAAACAAGGACGGATTTGGGCACCTCAGCGTACTCGTCATCTCAGCCTCAGAGATGATTTGCCACATGAAGTCCGGCACTGAGCTCGGCACCCAGGCCAGTTTGGACGCCTTGCGGGCAAGGCGTTGACGAATGCGTCCCATTTGTAGCTCCTTAGAAGGCAAACAACTGGGCAGCGTCGGTGATGAGCTGCACTGGTAAGTTCGACTCATAGCGCAGACCAAGGCGGGAGAAGTTACCAATTGCGCTGGCCACACTGAGGGAGCCAGCCATGGTGAACGTGCTGAGGTAGCCATCACCAGCCTGAACAGTGCTGGATGCCTTTGGGCATCCACGTTCAAGGAGCCACGCCTTGAGTTCAGCAGGCGGCAAATCCACAGAGATTGTGTAGAAGTCCGTGCTGGTAGCTGGCAGGATGGAGTTCAGCAAATTGCTGATAGTGCCGGCCTTGAGAGCGGCGATTTCATTGCGGCGGAGTTTGGCTTGACCCATGATTTGCTTTCAGAAGTAGTTGATAGAGCTACTATAACACGACAGGCCAGGATGTACACTGCCGAAGCTGTAACATCCTGGCCAGTTGTATCAGTCATGCAGGAGGCTGAAAGAAGAGCCGGCTTCCTCAGGAGTGCGCTTCACCTTGAGCAGCGCCTTGAGTTGGTCCTGCAAATCCTTTGGGATTTGGCGAGACATGGCCTTGAGTTGCTTGTCCAGCTTGATGCCACGGGCTTCAACTTCGTCGTACTCCAGGTCTTCGGTGTCCTCCACCCAGTCGTGGAACTCGCGGGAGATCTTGTCCATCTCGGCGAGAACTGACATCTTCGGGTGCTGAATCTTGAAGAAGCCGCCCATGCATTCACTGTCATTGGACAGCACTTGGATACGTCCAAGGCGACCAAAGGTGATGAGGCTTCCGTCGTGCTTGAAGCCGAACAGGGAGGAACGTTCAGCGTGGTTCGTGATGAATTTCATGATGGTTCCAAGAGTTGATAGATGAATAATATCACGCCCTCAGAACTTGTACATCGGAACTTTGTAACCGCCCCTGAACTTGTAACATTTCCCAAAGGAAAGCAAAATGCCTCCCGAAGGAGGCATCAAGGGTTCAAGTGCGGCTTCTCTTGTCCGCTCTCGATTCCTTTGTTACACTGAAGTAGTGCTGTTCGTCTGACGACCAGCATTCCCAGTCATAGAGCCGAAGTTCACCACGCCCTGACGTGTCTCATTCAGGTTCGAGTTCAGTGCGGCAATCTGCGAACTCACATTCGCATTTTGGGCTGCATAGAACGAGTTCTCCCAGTGGTACGCCTTGCGGTTGCTGTCATCATTGCGATGACGGAGTTCATCAACTACGAACTGAGCGGCTTGTTCTCGTCCCTTTTGAGCTTCTTGGACAACAGCCATCTGAGTTGCAGCAGCAGCAAGAGCTGTTGCAGCTGCGTTCTTCTCTGCTGCGAGAACAATTCCTGCTTGGGTTGCAGAAAATTGAGCATCCGTAGATGCCTTCAGAGCTGCGAGAGCCGTTGCATTCGAGAAATTGATGTTTTGGTTCGCAATGAAGTACGCAGTATCTTGAGCAACAACTCGGTCAGCTTCAGCCCCAGTGCGGTCTGAGTTCATCCAACCAGCAGTCTTGATTGTGTCTTGGAGGTCAGAGGCCTCCTTGGCATTCTCACGACGGATGTTGGAACCAATTGCTTCTTGTTCCCGACGAATGTCGGCATGGTCTCGCACCAGGTCTGAGGTGTCGAGTTGGCCCGTAACGGTGCCTGTGACAATATCTGCCATGATAGTCTCCTATTCTTCTTGTTGTGGGAGCACCGGTCATTTTGCCGGCAGTGTATTTACACTTCTCTGTCCCATGCTGTACACCAAAAAGCCGCCGAACCACTATGTGCTGTAGGAGCCATAGGAAATTCGAGAAAGGGCTGCCGCCTGGATTTACCCATTACGGTAAATCTTACAATGGCCCTGCTCCCGTGTGTGAGATTGTCTTTTCTTCAAATTTGACTTTTAGATTTAGCTTGTTCAGTACAGCTGCCTCAAGTTCGGCCTTTGAGGTTCGTGTGTGAGTAAAGAAGCCGTCGTGAATGAACCAAGCTGGTACTTGTAGCTCCTGTGCCACAACCGTCATAATGGCATCTTCTACTCGCTCGTAGGCAGTGTACAGAGCCCGTGAGATACCCTTTACCTTCATCCCTGGGAACAGAACTGAACGGATGGTTCGGTAGTCCTGAACCAGGCCGATGTACAATGGATGCTTCATCAGCCGGTCAGTCCCAATCAAGCCAAGGAGCCGGCACATTGGATTCTTCGGGCTGGTTGTGGCATACCCGCCATTCGTGATGCTCTGAAGCAAATCCTTGATGACTTCAAGCGGCTCATCCAAGTCACGTGCTAGCTGAGTGCGGAAGGCCGTCCTGTCAGCCACATAGGCACTCCAAGTCGGCACAGCGTGCTTCTCGCTGAACTTCTTCTGTGTCGGTGTCAGGGCCTGTTGATACAACTGGAGGATGACAGTGGGCTGCGATGCCTCCATATCGTACCTGAACATCTCCCCGAACTGGGCAATGAACAGCTTTTCGAGCTTGTCCGTCTTCATCCAGCTCCACCACGGGTAGTACCGATGGCCTGTCTTTTTGAAGGATTCCCGGCTGCAAACCAGGAATGTAAGATTTACCCTTTTTGCCGTCTCGAGGACAGGGGTGGGAGGAGTACTGAGCTGTGCCCTCAGCTTCTCGCAGAACTCAGTGTTCGGCCGATAGGAGTACGACTTCCCAGTCTCCTGAGAATAGCTGCCGAACCTTGAAAGTCCCAGACGGAGGTACTGGCCGACTGGTTTTGCTTGATTGCCAAGGAGCTTAGTGAGCTCGACTTGTGAAATCTGCCGTGGGCCGTAGAGTTCGAGCTCATCAACCAGCTCGAGCAAAGCATTGCACTTCGCTTGTACTCGCGGAAGTGCCAGATTTGGCACCTTTGGTACTTGGAACATTGTTCATCCTTGTGTGGGGCGGGGGAGCCCATTGAGTCTGCAGATAGAAGTCCTCTGGCCACAAACATCTTCCGATGCACTGAACAGTCCCCCGACTCACCAGAGGACTACTATCTGCAGACAAAGTCATTCTAACTCGTCGAGGTATCTGTGCTATCCTTGAACGAGGATGGGTGCCATTCATAGCGGTGTACTGAATCCACTGGGAAGATACCCCTCAGGCCGATGGTCAGCCCTGGACAAGCTCTACTTGCCTCACCCATCCGTTCTTACTTATCCCTTGTACACAGTGAAGATGTCAAGGACTTCTTCGACAGCCAAGTTCGGGTCATTCATCAGGACACACTGAAGCTCAATGTTCAGCTGGTCCTCGAGCATCTCGATGATGAAGTCCTTCTGCTCCTGTGTCAACTGATGGGCATTCGCTACGCCAAGAATCATCTCGGAGTAGTTGTCCACCATCGGTTGAGTGCTCGGCGAGAGCTCAGTACAGGCCTGAGCTACAGCGGTGCTCAAAGGCACCGGAGTGCCATTGACCGTCAAAGTTTCAGAGAGACGGATTTCCATTCTTAGCCCCGGTACAGTGCATTGAACGTCTTGCTGAGGACTTCGGCATCCTTGCCAAGTGGCAGCACAGCGGTGATGAGGGCACCGTCATCCAGCACGACTGCCTTGCCCTTCTCGGCATTCACACCCTTGGCTGCCACCATGAACCCGAGGGCACGGCCATTGGAAGTCTTCGTGGCATGGATGGTGCGGCCATTGACTTGGCTGATGTCCACCATTGTGAACCGCTGCCAAGCTGCTCGCTCTTCAGGGTTGCTGAAGCGGCCGTTGTACACGATGTTCGTGATGTCACCAGTGCGGATGTAGGCCTTCATGGCATCGAGCATCAACTGTGTCATCTCATCGGTGGTCTCGACAGCTGGCTTTGCCTTGGCTGCCTGAACACGTGATGCGATGTGGGCCTCGTGCTCCTTGCGGAGAGCAGAGATGCGGGCCTTGATGGTGTCCAGCTCAGCCAGTGCTTCTTCGTGATGGTCGAAGCCATTCTCCAGAATGATGTTCTGGAGGCGACGTTCAACTTGAACGAGGACTGGGCCTTGTGGAGTTTCGATGTAGTCACCAGGACGAGCCAGACGATTGGCACGGAGGTGGTACGGGATTGCCTGTGATTGGCGGGCATTGTAAGGTGATGTGGCCAAGATTGGCTCCTTCGGTCGGGGGTTACAACTCAGGACCAAAGTGACCATTTCCTGAGCCGGTCGAGCAACCCTGTGCTCGATGTATTTATTGTAACACCGTCAGGAACGCTAGCAATCTCTGTTTAGGTTCGAAGGAGCCTTCGCTTCACAGTAGCTCTCTTCCGCCTCTTTCTGGCGAGCACCTTCTTCTCATCGAGGGTTCGATGGGTAGGATGGAGGAGCCCGGTTTGGTTCGTCTTGTGAAGTTCGATGTACTGCTGAAGGCCACCGAGGAAGGCATCAAGGTTCACACCGTACCGCTTGTGATTGTTCTCAAGCTTCCCAAGCAAACTGTTGCAACCCCGATGCAGAGCAGCACGAACTGCTCCTGTCTCGTGTGAGTGGTCAAGGACCGCTTGCTCTTCAGTGAGTGGGAGGTGACACAAGGCGCAAGTGTACGACTGCTGTGAGCGCAAGTCAAGCCGTACTTGCTTGACTTGCGTGGATTTCAATCTCACAGGAAGTTCTTGAACAGCTGGCAGTAGAAAGTGCCAGCCACGTTCACAACACGGAGCAAGTCAACTGCATTGGCTGCAGTGCTGAGTGCCGGTGTTCCACCAACAAACTTGTATGCCGAATTGAAGGTGATGAGGCGTGAACCTGTTGCATCTTGCTTCAGGGTGACGAAGTACACACCACCGTCAACTGGCGAGCTGATAGCATTCAGCGTGAAGTTTGATGTGATATTCACCAGGAAGTTGTTCGAAGCCTGACCATCGAGCGTCAATGAGCTAGAGAAGGTTGGTGTGACCATCGCGACTGATTGAGCTCGTGTGAACTGGTTGAATGTCGTGTACTGTGCAAAGCCAGAGGACACAGAGACAGTACCAGATGTCACAGACAAGCCAGAGCCAACCTGCATCACACCCTTGACCGTGGTGCTTGCATCTGGAATAGATGAAGCAAGCGAGACCACGCCAGCTGAGACTGTAAGGCCAGAGCCGATGGAGACACCGCCCTTGACGCTCGTTGTGGCATCAGCAAGGCTGACAACACCGCCAGAGACTGAAAGACCTGCCCCAATCTGAACTACACCCTTTGTGGTGGTTGTGGCATTGCTTGGGCTGGCATTCAACACACCAGAAGAGACGGCAAGCCCAGACCCGACTTGAATAACACCCTTGGAAGAAGTCGTAGCATCAGGCGCATTCAGTGCAAGTACACCTGAGGAGACTGAAAGACCTGAGCCAACTTGAATGATGCCCTTGGAAGAAGTCGTAGCATCAGCAAGAGATGCGCTGACAACACCAGCAGAGACCGAAAGGCCTGTGCCAATTTGGACAACGCCCTTTGTAGTTGTTGTAGCTGATGCGGCTGTAGAGGCCGAAAGCACACCAGCCGAAACTGACAAACCAGAGCCAACTTGAACAACGCCCTTTGTAGTTGTTGTAGCATCTGCGGCCGAGATGACGCCAGAAGACACTTGAAGACCAGCGCCAATCTTTACAACACCAAGTGTCGAGCTAGTGGCAATAGGGATGCTCAGAACACCGGCGGATACAAGGGTGTTCGTACCAGCTGTGACAACGCCTGGAATTGTAGTTGTCGCTGTTTGTGCCGAGAGCACGCCTGAAGTGATGACAAGCCCGCTTGTGCTAGAAACAGCGGCTGTCACAATCCCCTTTGAAGAGGTCGTGGCATCCGGAACTGAGACAACACCTGCGCTGATTGTCAGACCAGAGCCAATTGAAACAAGTCCCTTTGTAGTGGATGAAGCATCCGAGAAGCTTGCACTCAAAACCCCGCCAGAGATGGACAAACCAGAGCCAATCTGGACTACACCCTTTGTTGTAGTCGTAGCATCTGGAATGACTGCCAAAAGTGCCGAGCTGCTAGCAGTAGTGGCTGCTGTGATTCGACCCTTAGCATCAACAGTGATTTGGGGTGTAGTGTACACACCTGGGGTCACACCAGTAGCTGTGAGTTGTGGAGCGGTCGCATCATTTGAACCAGCGAGGTCGCCAGCAAGCTTGATTTCGCCGAGAGCAGTAGATGTAGCAGCAGCCATTTTAGTATCCTGTGATAGTTGTTACGAGTGCGATGGCAAGGTCACGAATGACATTGATTTCAAAGACATCAACACCTGTACCAGATGTGACTGGGAGAGTGGTCCATGTTCGAGTTGTGGTACCATCTGAAGCTGTGAACTGGGCAAATGGCTTGACGGCACCAACAGTAGCACCTCGAATGTCGTATTGAGTTCCGCTGAAGTTGCGAAGTGTGATGTTCAAGGCTGAAGTAAAGGCGTGTGTAACAACAATCCGGAACACAGTGCCAGAAACAGGATTTCCGCCGCTTGTGTCTGCGAGGACCAAGGTCACATTGCTTGACTGGTTATTCAGCTCAATCAAATGCTGTGCGGCATTTGAAACTGTGTTTTCATACCCATTCCAACCGGCTCCGCTGTGGGTGCCAATGAGCGCTTGTGGGATGCCCGGCCGCTCATTGAAGGTTCGCACATAGCTTGTATTCAAGCGCATGTACGATGGGTCAACACTCACAAGTCCGGCAGAGTCTACAAGCCCTGACCCAACCTTCATAATACCCTTCTTAGTGGTACTTGCAATCGAAAGCGAAAGTTCGCTCCCAATCACATCAAGGCCTGTTCCAGGGCTCAAAAGGCCCTTTGAAACTGTCGAAGCAACTTGAGAAACTGACATCACACCGGCATCAACATCAACACCGGTACCAGAGAAGCCAATGACTTGGCCAGCCGAAGAAGTTGTTGCATCTGGAAGGTCAAGTCCGACAAAACCGGCAAAGATAGTAAGCCCAGAGCCAATCTGGACAAATCCTTTGGTGCTTGTTGTAGCATCAGGTGCTGTCAATGAAACGGTACCTGAACTAACAGCAAGGCCTGAGCCAATCTGGACAAGCCCCTTTGAAGTTGTTCCAGCATCCAAAATGCTTAGGACACCAGAAGCAACACCGAGACCGGCACCAACTTGGACAATACCAAGAGAGCCTGTAGTAGCATCAGCACCACCAACATACGAAACAACGCCACCTGTGACTGAGAGCCCAGAGCCAACCTGTACAAGACCCTTTACTGCCCCAGTAGCATCTGGGAAAGTAGCTGTGAGAGTACCAGCCCCGTCAACAGCCATGTTTGTCCCAGGACGGCAAACGCCTGGCTCATCATTTGGATATACAGAGCTGACAAGGCGAGCTGAGTCAACAGCTAGCACACCGGCCGATTGGTTTTTCAAGAAACCTGAGCCAATAGAAACTCGGCCTGGCGTAGCACTCGTTGCAAGGTCCATCGAGGTTGAGCCACCGGATACTGAAAGTGCTGTGCCAATTTGAACAAGACCCTTTGTTGAAACAGACACGGCATCTGGAAGTGCCGATGAGACATTACCCGCATCAAGTGCGAACTGCGAACCCCAAGCGGCAATCCCCTTTGTCGTGCTAGAGGCTGTGGCTACTGAAATCACACCACTTGAAACTTCAAGTTGGTTGCCGACTTGAATGATGCCCTTGGCAGAAGGTGTAGCATCTGTGATGATTGACAGAACATCGTTGGCAAGAGCTGTTCCGATAGATGTAATTCGCCCCTTTGAGTCAACCGACATACGTTGAAGTACGGAGTACGAACCGGGCGTGACCCCTGATGCACGAAGGACAGGAGCAGTCCCATCATTGCCAAAGAGGTCTCCAGCAAGAACAATCTCGCCAAGAGTGGTGTTTGTTGCTTGTGTCATTACATCAACGCAATCCAAGTAAGGTTAGGGCGGAGCCAATAGACCTTGCTGTCGGCCGTGTTGAAGTAAGTACTCCCAGGAGCAAGACCAGTAGTAGCTGGTGCGGCTGCTGCATCAGCAAGTGCACGAGGCACCTTGACATCCAACACGGCATTGTTCGTGTTGATTGTAACTTCCTTTTCCTTCTGCCCAATTTCAAGTTGGGTTAGTCCAAGGTTTGTGGTTGTGGTCATCTGATTCTCCTATGGGTATCAGCTATTTACCGAAACAGGATACCCAGCCCCGTACTTTTGGCTGAGTTGTGCGACCTTGACACTGAGGCTAGATTGAACCGAACCAAAGTCCGCAGTCTGCATCGCGGCTGTGTACACCCACGTTTCACTGGTGGTTGTGTACGACTTCTTAACTGTAACTCCGTCCATGACCTGAATGCCGAACCCAGCCCAGTCAGCATCATTGTTCGTGGTGCTGAAGTCCTTGAGGTCATTGTCAAATCGAGTGCGAGCACTGTAGGAAACTTGGAAGTCGGAGCCAATCTTCTGGCACTTTGTGTTTGTTGGTGCCCACATCAGAGTGTTGTTCGAGACCATGAACACATCCTCGCCAGTCACCTTATCAAGAGTGCTGCCGATTGTGATGACTTTGTACTTCTTGGTTGTCATCCGGTCATTGTCAAGCCAGTCCATCCGAAGGATGGCATCATCGAGAAGCACAAAGAGCTCGTTAGCAACGTGAGTGCCAACGTACTGTTCAGTGCCTTGGCGGCCACGAAGGAGACCAGACAGGGTGTAAGTCTTCGGTGCTGTCAACACAGCATTCTTGAACCCAATGACTTCTTGTCCAACCATACAGCGGTTCTTGCCAGCCATCACATCAGCAGCCGAGACAGAAGTCAAGTCATTTGCCTTGATGACAACCGAGATGGTTGTTGTCTCGTCCCAGACGTGGTAGTCCTTAGAAGGAGTAGCAACCGCGACCAGGCCAAAGGTTGCTTCCTTGTACGTGTTCCCAACCAGGTCATACGAAGCCCCGCCATTCTCAGACACGTACACAGAGGCACCTGGCCATCCGGCCTTGTCGTATCCATGAACAGCTGCGTACATCCGAACACCAACATCCTGTGAGTCAAGGTTCGGTGGGTCAATGAAGAAGGCTTGCGAGTACCCAATCTCTGTCGGCACATTTGTGGAAGCAGGCGGAGTTTGAGCAGTCTCACCAGAGCCTTGAACAGCCTGCTCAGCACCAGCATCTTCTGCGATGAACTCGACAAGGGCTTCTGTCTTCTCATTTAGCTGGCGAATGCGAACAAGCCCAACATCTGCCAGTGAGACCACATCGGATGGCTCAAGGTCCATGTGCTTGTACGAAGTCACAAAGCGGTACTGTGTCCGTTGCAAGTGAGCATTGATGAGCGAGACCTCGACAACTTCCTTTGCCTGGGCGTGTGTCAGGGTTACCGGAGTTTCGAGCTTCACATCTTGGCCAGTGCTGTACGTGAACAACTCAGCGGTCTGAGTGAACGTGTTGTAGTCCAAGTCAGTAGCTGGGTACGTGAGTGTCATTGTCTTCGGCAAATCAATGCCTTGGAAGCGCTTCACTGAGTACGGCGGCTGCAGGTTGCCCTGATTGTCCACAAAGCCAAGGTCCTCAAGTGGAATTGTCTTCACAACTGTTGCCACACGGGGAATGAACTTCAGGACGCCGCCTGTGTCCACCATGTCGAACTGGTACGTCAATGCTAGCGTACCAAGAATGGTCCGAATAGAAGTCTGATTGCCGGCAGTGAATTCACAAGCCGAGTTAGGCAGAAGTGAAGCATCATGAGCTACACCTGCCACATCGCAGTACGAGGCAATGACAGCCTTGATGTCGGGTGCAGTGTAAGTCGTGAGCAAGTAGCTGTCAGAGCCGTTGTACTTCGAGTCAGCACTGCCGTCACCCGAGCCGTCACTTGACATCGAGGAGATGATTTTCGAGCCAGCCCAGATGACGCCAGCAGCAATAGCACCAGCCTGAAGAAGGTCACCAATAGAAGCATTCTTGACCCAGTCGAAGACATCATCCTTGAGGGAGTCGAAGAAGTCCTTGTCGGGCCCAGCCAAAGCTCCTGTGCCCTTCTCTGCCAAAAGGCTCCACGAGGCTGTGTCAACACCTGGCTCGTGCTCAGGTGTCACAGACGAAGCAGAGTTGTTGTCAGTGGTACAAATATATGTGGCGCCATTGTGAGCAACAACTGATGCCAATGGGTTTGTATCTGACTGAGCCACGTAGTCAGCACCAATTGCCCATTCACCTTCCCACTTGAAGCCCCAGCCGTCCTTACCAATGACACCATCAGCACCTGCGGGTCCTGGTGGGCCAGCTGGTCCTGGTACTGAAATAGTGGTACTTGTGCTTGTTCCAGCACCACCAATGACAACTGTTGTGCTCGATGCCCCGCAGCTCTCAAATCGTTCACCTGGAGGATTGAGTGTCTTTGTAGCCGGGGTACTAGTGTTTGCTGACTTGGTCTTCTTAGTTGGTTTTGGGCAGTACATTGTTACTCTCCAAAGTATTCTTGGGTGCCGTCAACAATAGCAGCTACACCATTGACTTCGCAAGAAGCATCACGGTACAGGTATGTATCATCGAGTTTGAAAGCAATCAATGGGACACTTGATGCTGACACAAAAGTACGTGCAAACACATACGGCTTGACTGACACCGATGTCCCATCTTCTTTAGAATAGGTTACAGGAGGTGAAACAAAGAGTTGGCCGGAGTCTTGAAGTGTCGTGAACTCCTTGCAAGTCAAGTTCCAATCATTCGTGATTGCTTCCGTCTCAAGTGTTTGCTTTGTGTTCATGTCCCAACGGACAATCTTACCTGTTGAATCGAGCCACCACAACTTTGCTGAGTCCGTTGGGTCAGCAAATAGGTACAAAAGTCCGTTCTCTGTGCCATAGTCATTGTGCACTTGGTCATCGTCATAGTCAATCAGTGAGAGCATCCCGCCATAGCTTGACACCCAGATGCGCCGATTTGCATCTGTGAAAATGCGAGTTGGGCTCGAATTCAGACGAATGACTGAAACAGGAGCGCCAGTCTCAGCATCAACCTTTGTCACTGAGAAGTTGTTGTAGTTCGCGATGTAAACAAACCCATTGTACCCTGGAGCAACCCACGAGCGAGCAGATGATGGACGAACAGGGAGGTCAAATGAAGTTTTTGTGTTCGTCTTGTAGTCGTATGAAATGACCTTTTGTGGCTGACTTGAAAGGTTCATCTTTGTGACGCCCCAAACCTTGCCGTGGGCAACAACCATATTGCTGGTGAGATTGTTTGTAGCATCATCGGTTGGCTTGGTTGTGACCCAAGTGCCCCCAGTGGCATTTGCGCCGCTGAACATTGTTGCTGTGCTTGTTTGGTAGAAGTTCAATCCACTATAGGTTGTGCCACCAAGAACTTGCACCTTGGCTGTAAGCATCTCGGCTTGGGTGTTCAATTCTGGAAGCATCTTCCACGAGTTTGTCCATCCAATGGAATTACCGGTCCATGAAACTAGCGGGACCTCATACACAGTAGCCTGCGTTGATGTAAAAACAGTCGTGCCATCAGAGCATGAGGTGCTAGTGATTCCTGAACGAAACAAAACACGGTCTCCTGCATAGACTGGGACCCCATCAAAGACATACGCAAATGGGCGGGCATCGGTGTGCTTTGTGTATGAGATGCGGTTGGCATCGCTTTCGCCATCAGATAGGTAGTAGTAACCTCGTGAGTTTTGAACAGACACCATTAGCGGCGCGGATGTTCTAGAGAGCGAGAACGGACCTGCACCAGTTGTGGTGTACAACCCATTTTGGCTTCTAACAGTTTGTCCAGTCAAAAGGAACGTAATGCCTGAAGTATTCGACCCATTGTACGATGGGTCGAATTGAGACAGTGTCGTGTAGCCGCTGAATGACGTAAGGTTTGTAGTTACCAAACCACTTGCCGAAGTCATTGTAACTGCAGACACATTTGATGCAAGCGAAATAGCGCTTGAAGCCACAACATTCACTTGGATAAATGTGTTTGTGTCAACACTCGAAACCGACTTGATGCTTTCGAACTCCTGTGTGGCAATGTCGAAAACAAATACTCGCTGGAAGTCAGAGATGCCACCGCTGACAATCATCTTGCCCTCGTGCATACCCATGAAATATGGATTGAGCGGATAGTTGTTTGCAACCTTCGTGACCGTCACCACTTTCTCAGTGTTTCCAGTCCCGACATATAGGGTTGCATCAGCTACTACGATTGTGTACACGCCATTGTAGTACGTTCCGTTTGGCATGTCAAAGTACTCTGGGAACCGGCAAAGGCTTCTGACGGAAGTTGACTTGCTGTACGAAGAAGAGGTAACTGTGAGCTTGGAGATGACCCGGAGCTTGCGATGTGACCCGCTATCATACCTCCCGTACAAGAGAGCATTCAGCTCATCAGCGGATGGTTCATGGTCGGTGTTTTCTCCAAAGTACTCAATGACAATGACTGACCCAGCCTCTTGATTGCTAATAGGCAAAGACATCCAAATGTACCGCCCATCGTGGACTGCCTCTTGGAACCCAGATTCTGACCCACTTTGGACCGCCGTGCGAAGGTCCTTACAATCAGAGCTGTAGACTTTCTCGATGATGAATGGCATATTAGTACTCGCTGCACTCAAGGCGAAGTGTGAACTCAGATGAGTTCCCAACTACGCAATCACTGTTCACACGCATTTGGAACACGATGAATTGTGTCCAAAGGGTTTCGTTTGGGCCGTAAATCACATTTCGTGAAGTGGCAAGGTCAGGCGAAGCGCCAAGATTTGGCCAGATGTATGTGTCAAGGATTGTGCTGTTCGTTGAAGCACAGACCATGTCACCATCGAACGCATTGTCCGGCACTTGATAAGTGTTCGTGAACTTGTAGAACAACTGAGCGGCATCTGTGTTATTTGCCACCGCAGTCAACTTCATCCGAATGTTCTTGATTTTCGAGTACGTGCCATCAATCTTGAAGCTCAAGTACTTCTTGAAGCTCAAGGTTTGTGCTCCAATAAGACCAACAGGGCGAATCAACGGAGCACTTGATGTCTCATCGGTTGGGTAATACACAAAGGCCGGCTCAGCACTTGCCTTGAGGTTCCAGTGGTCAACTAGTGTAATGACTGTCCCACGACCACTCAGCACAGCCCCTGTGTCCTCGTACAGGTCAATGTTTACGCTCACAGTTCGGCTCCCTTCACAACTTCAAAGCTGAACTGCGGAGTGCGGCCACTGACGCCCAAGTCAAAGTTCGTAAGCGAGATGTAAGCAAGCCCACGGTAAGCTGGAGCATTGCCAATGCCAACAACTGATTCGTAAGTTGGGTCAGCCAGTTGAGTTTGTGTCCCAAGGTACAGTTCGCCAATCAACGGCTTCACTGCTGTGCGACCATCAACAATCAAGTCACCATCAGCCCAGACACGGGAGATGCCAAGAATTGGGCCAGCACAGATGCCGATGAGCATTGAGCCGGTGTACCCGTTGGTAACTGTCTTTTGACCACCCTTGCCTTGGCGGGACTTGATTTCGTAGACCTTCTTCTCGGCGGCCCAGATGATGTTCCCAGAAACTCGTTGCTTGCCAATCACTACAGGAATTCCGGTGCCATAACTTGCCGTTTGAATCCGGAGGTCACCAACAGTGCCTTGGCGAATCTCTTGACGAGATGCCTGAAGAGCACTACCAGCAGCCCACCCGATTTGAGCACCGGTTGGACCACCAACCATGTACCCTACGACTGCACCAACTCCTGGAATGATGAGGTTCGACATTCATCAACCCCGAGCTTCGACTTGTCGCTTGATGCTGTTGTTCAGATTGCGAACCTCTGCGTGATAGGCACACGGCTCCACAAGGATGTTCCCAGCATCGAAGTCATTCAGGAAGTCCTCGGGCACATCCTTGAAGTGGAATGTGCCGCGCTTTCCATGAACGGAGATGCGGTCAAGCTTGATGAGGTTCAACTTCAACACTGCCGCAAGGACAATGTCGTTCACTGGGTATTCGGCGTAAATCATATGGTTATGCTCCTGGGAATGAGAAGGTCCGAGTGTGGCGCTTCAGCCAGGTCCCGGACAGTGTATTTACAGTGACTCGCTCGGGCTTTGTCATGTTTTGAGCGTGAACGTACTGTGAGTTCGGAAGAAGGATGCCAACATGACCAATGGCCTTGCCAATCTTGAAGGCCAGAATGTCACCTGGCTCAGCAACTTCTTTCTCGGTACAGCCAAATTGAAGCAGGTAGTTCACAAGCTTCTCTTCACTGTTGTGTAGGTTCCACTCAGGGCTGTAGTCGAATGGAAGTTGAACATTGGCAGGCAATAGCCCTGCATCAATCGCAACACCGGCAATGAAGTGCGCACAGTCAACTCCAACACCCTTCACACGAGCCTGATGGTGGTACGGTGTGTCAACCCAGGTCAATGCAGCCTGAACAATCTTTTCTCTCATGTGCTTCCTCTTCAATCGAGTCAGTACTGGTGTCTTATCGGAAGTTGACGTCGGTGTTGATGTGTGGGAAACCACCAAAGTTGAGGACGTTGCTGAACTTCGTTTTGCACGTGTCGAGGGTCTTGTCACATCCTGCCTTTACAGTGAATGTGTCCCCAACAGCAAACGTCTTCATTGTGGGTAGCACGAAGTCGAAGGTATCAGAAGCATCCTTCTTGATTGGGTACGTCAACCCATTCAGGATGCCAGAGGTAAATGTGATTGAGCCGTTGCTGAAGTACCCATCAGGCTGAGCAGCCGCAGCACCGCTGTACGTGAGCTTCCATTTTGGTGTTACAACTGTGGCTACAGTACCGACAAATGTGTACGAAGCACTGCTCAGGGTGCAAGCACCAACCTTGCCAGCGGTGACTGAGCCAAAGAGCTCATGGCGGCAAGAGGCAGTGTAAGTCTGGCCAACATTCAGCTCGAGTTGCTTCATGAAGGACATGATTTCGGCCTTGAAGGCCGTTTCATCCCAGTCAATGCTCGCAATGCGACCAAAGAAGGTTACCACATGGCCGTACTCAGGATGAACCCAAGAGCCCCACGATGCCTCGACTTCAGCATCATCGAACACACCGCCAAGCAAGTCAGCCTCTGGCACATCCACAATGGCAGCACCTGTTTGCTGCGAGGAGACTTGGACATCGGATGTAGCCACGTACTCAACAGCCGCCAGAGCAGGTGCTGGGCTGTACAGCACACCATCAATGGTCAATGCTTGGTCGTGGTCAGTAAAGGCATGAACTGTGCCGTTTGTGCACGAAATCTTGATGAAGCGGGCAATCGTGCCAGCATCAATCTCGGCCTTCAGGTTCGTTGAAATGGTTCGCATCTTAGTGCTCGAAGACTTCAACCAGGCTGATGTCACCCAGATTGTCGCCATAGTTGCTGTTGTCAGAGTTCAGGACTTCGGAGCTCCAGGACATCGAAGCCTGGTCAAAGCGAGCGCAGTGGTAGAAAGTCCCGCTGATTGTGATGCCAGAAGTAGCACCAGCCACAATGATGGTTGGCACATTGTTCGTGTAAGCCTGCGTGTACGAGACTGGAGTGCCAGAAGCCTTGACTACGATGTCACCGCCAAGGTGGAACACTGGGTGCGTGTCAGCACTCCCGCGTGTAGTCAGGTAGAACTTGTTGTCAGCGCCTGAGTACGTGAGTGGAGTGTTCACCCACGTGCACAAGTCCGGGTCCTGGTACTTGAAGGAGTTCAGGCCGAACTGAGCTACATCCGTGAAGAACAGAGCGATAGCCTTTCGGTCCACTGAGCTCAGAATGCGAGCAGGGTACACCCAAGAGCTGATGAAGTTCTTCAGCTTCTTGATGCGGTACTCGGAGTTCCCATTGCCAACAATCGTTGTTGGTGCTGAGATTGTCTTTCGCAGCCCGTGAATCAGACGAAGGTTAGTCGTTGGGAAGAGTGTATTGACGAATGCCATAATCAGGCTCCACGAAGGTTGTATCGAGCAGAAGCACCATGGACAATCTGTGCTACTTGGCGAGCTGACTTCTCAAGGGTGCGAGCCACATCTTGGCTGTCCATCGCATAAATCTGGTACGAGATGTTCGTGCCTGGGTTCTTCAACCCATCAATATTCGGCACAATAGTCCCAGCAGTCCGTGGCACGAACAACTCTGGGCGCTTCTCACCCACAATGTACGGCTGTCCAGCATTCACATCACCGCCTTCAGCCTTGAACAATCCACTGAGGAACGAAGCACCAGCCCCAACCCAGCCGCCACCTGTAGTGCCAGCACCACCGAACAGGGCTTGTGCAAGCTTTGCAGCAAGGGCTTGAGCAACCATGCGGTCAATCAGCTTCTTGAACATGTCGCCAAGATTGTCGAACTGCCCTTGAAGAGCATCAAACAGGTACGTTTGAAGAATGTCTTGTGTGCCAGTAGCAATGTCAGCCCAAGTGCGCTCGTACTCGTTCTGGAACTTCTTCAAGCGGGCAAACTGCTCTTGCTGGTATGAAAGATACTCATCAGACGAAATCTTGTTCTGGTCCATGAGCTTCTTGGCGGCTGCCAAGTTGCTTGTGACTGAAGCCTGAATTGCGGCCTTAGAGTTGTCGACAATCTCGTTGATTGTCTTGGCTTCGTTGGCAGCACCACGAAGGGCTTCACGACGGCGAGCCAGCTCAGCATCAGATGCCTTGATATCAGCGGCATCCAATGGGTTCAGACCACGGAGTTCCTTCTCAAGGCGAATCTCATCCTTCTTCAAGGCAACAAGCTTCTCACGCTCATCGGCAGTCTTGCCGGCAAGTGTCAGCTCGTACTCAAGCAAAGTAAGACGGTCAGCTTCAGCCTCTTGCTGCTTCTTGACAGCATTGGCGCGCTCGGTCTCCTTCTTGGCTTCCTCCTCCATAATCTTCTTGATTTTCTCATCAAGAGCGAGTTGGTTGTTTCGAAGGTCAACTTGACGTGAGATGTCAATCAAAATCTTCTTTTGTGCCGCGCTGAAGTCCTTGAAGCGACCTTGCTGAGTCTCCCAAAGGGTCTTCTCTTCTTGTGTCGTGTCCTTGGTTGTAGCCAGCTGACGCTCAAGCTGTTCACGAGCCTGCTCAAACGGGTCCTTGGCACCAGCCTTCTCTGGCAGCTTAGCAGCAGCGGACTTCTTGGCAAGGTCAGCCTTGCGAGCAGCTTCAGCCGTTGCATTCAAGTCAGCAATTTCCGTCTGGCGGAACTTGTTGTTCATCTGCGTTTGGTCGCCAATCTTCTTCTCTGTCTCAAGCAACTCAAGGTATCGCTTGTTTACATCGCCGTAAGTGGCATTTGGATTTGAGCCGTTGAAGACTTCATTCTTGGCCTGATTCAGCAGCTCATTACGACGAGCTTGTGGAATAGCTTCAGTAGCAGCCATGTTGGCCTCAGCACCACGAAGCTCCTTGATGAACTCGCGAATGCCATTCAGCAGCTTTGCAAGCCCTTCCAAAGCGTCCTTGACAAATGTGCCTGTGCTTGTGGCTACTTCGTTGCCAAAGCCTTGCCAAGCAAGCTTGATTTCAGTGAGCGCGCGCTCTTGTTCACCACCCGCCTTGACAAGTTCTGGTGTGGCTTCAGCACCGTACTTGCGAACCAGCTCTGTGGCATTTGCCATTTCAGTGGCAGCTGCCTTGATGGCTGGGATTTGGTCGCGGAACGAAGGCCCAAGGAGTTGAGCGATGGCCGCAGTAGCCTTTGTGGACTCACCAAGGTCTTGGAAGTTACGAACGAGGAGGGCAGCACCTTCCTCCTTTGACAGCTTCTGGACTTCTTCAAGCGAAGTGCCGAGTGATTCAAAGGCAAACTTTGACTTGGCATTGTCTTCGTCAAGCTTGTTGACAGACTTGCTGTACTTGTCATAGATGCGAACAAGCCCTTCGACAGAGCCGCCATTCTCACCAGCAACAACCTTCAGGGCTTCAAGACGTTCTGTAGTGATGCCAAGCTTTTCAGCAAGCTCAGCATTCTTGTCAGCAGCATCACGGGCAGACAAAGCAATTGCCGTGATTGCAGCACTTGCGGCAAGGCCGGCCGCAGCAACAAAGCCAAGGCCAGTTGTGGCAGTGGCACGGAAGGCAGCAAATGCAACATCGGCTTCCTTGGCGGCTTGAGCGGCCTTGGCAACCCCAAGGGCATCTTCAGCAGCGCCAAGTTCAGCACGAGCACCGCTGACAAGGAGCCTACCGGCTGAGCGCTCAGCAGCACGTTCAATTGCGAGTGGAGAGCCTGCTGGCGCGCGAGAGATGCCAGATGCGGCCTTCTTTGCATCATACGCGGCTTGAGCGGCGGCACTTGCAGCATAAGCAGCTTGAACCTTTGCCTGAGCGGCAACAACATCAAGTGCCGCCTCAGTAGATGCCTTTGCAGCTTCTTCTGCAGCCTTTGCGGCAGCTGCCTGAGCAACAGACAATCCTTTGTACCCAACTGCGGCTGTACCTGCGGCGGCAGCAATCTGTGTAGCCGAAGCAGTAGTCGTAGAGGTTGTTTGAACAACGGCTTGCTCTGCTTGGGCAGCGGATGTCTTCATGGTGCCAAAAAGGCCCATCAACCCACCACCAATGAGCTTTGCTACAGCAAGACCTGCATTTGAGAGTGCCGAAACAAGGCCTTGCGCCTTGTCAGCCGCATCACCAGAGCCTGAAGCAATCGCATTCAGGTCACCAACAACACCCTTGAGATTCCCGCCAATCCCGCCGAAGGACTTTCCCAAGTTCCCGGCAGATTGTGCTGCACCATCAAGATGGGACTTCGTTTGCTTGAATGCATCGAGTTCAGCCTTTGCGCCTTCTCGAACACCCTTTGCGAACTCATCAAGGTCAGCCTTAAGCCGCTTGAGCTCTGGGCTCAAGTTGTCTTGCAGTTCGGCAATGACCTTTAGGTTTTCTTGAATCATTCTTCCTCCAGCTTGCGATACAGGTTCTCAAGTGACTTCTCATCGTACCGAGCACCTGCGGTAGCAGAGATGACATTGCTTCGCATCTCTCGCTTGTCAATGGCATAGACCGCTTTCGTGTACATCTGAAATTGGTCAAGGGTCATTGAGTTTACTTCAGCAAGGGAGAAACCGTGCCTCACGAGGATGGCAACAGCTTGTCCATAGCCAATGACTGGAGCTTGCTCATCGCTGTCTTGACTTCTGGCAAGACTCGTTGGGCGAAAAAACTGAGGTTTACCTCCAGAAAGGCTGTGGCAACACGGATGCCATCATCAATCTGAAGCGAGTCAAACCATTCACGTGGCTTCTTGATGCCGAGAGCAATGAGCTCAATCAGGTCATCACCACCAACGGACATTGCCTTCATTGTGAGTTCAGCCTCGTTGCCTTGGCTTTCTTCGAAGAATGGCTGAATGTCGTTGTAGAACGACTTTGTCAGCTTCAGGACCTTTGGAAGCTGACCGAATGTGAATGGGCGAATAGTCAGAACTTCACCTTGGACAGTGAGCTCGACATCTGGGAAGAGGGTATTGAGGTCAGACATTTATGTCCTTTGGTTGTGAGTATGCAAGAGGGCTGGAGACTTTCATCTCCAGCCCTCTATTTATCGCCTAGCTGTGAAGCTTAGACCTGGACGTAAGTCACGTACTGGGATTCACCAGTCGGTTGAGTGGAGTCCGGAAGCAGAGCACCCGTGAGTGCGAGCTGGGCCACATCAGTGCCGATGAGGGACAGAGCAGCAGCAATGCCTGGCTTTGCGCGGTGCAGCATAGCAATCTGTGCCTTGCCGTCGAACTGCGACTTGCCTTCAAAGCGGATGACGTACTCAGCAGCAGAGCCCGTAAGAGCCTTGACACGCGAGGACACACCAGCCTGAGCGTAAGCCACAGTGCACGGAACACCAGCACCAGCCGGGACAGCCGTCGAGGTTGCCAGGAAGGTCAGTGTGCCATTCGTTGCATCGAGAGTGTAGTCAGTACCAGCCACGAGGGTGGTGCTGCCAGCAGTCTTCGTCACAACAACAGTGCTGACACCTGGGTACTTCAGGGCAGTCATCTTGCCATTGTAGGCAACAATGGCTTCGCCAGTCACAGAAGCAGCAACCACAGCAGCCGAAGAGCCATAGAAGGCCTTGGCAAGGTTGTCACCGTCAATGTTCCGCAGGTTCAGGGTGAAGCCCATGTCCACAGACGAGGTGATGTCCAGAACACGAACACGGTTGCCAGAGTACGACTCTTGGAACGAGACCTTGGTTTCAGCACCGGTGACAGTAAAACCGTCAGCGTCACCAATCCAGTCAAAACCACCAATTTGGCCAGTGCTGTCACGCAGCGCCATGTACACCTTGCCTTGGCCGACGGCGTAGTACTTTGAGTTAGTTGCCATTTGTTAGGCTCCTTCAAGTTGTTTGATTTGCATAAGACTCATCGGCTGAGAACATCAGTCTGTACGTGATGCGAGTAGGTTCTGCCTGCTCCAATGTACAGCCTTCAAATCCCCAAAGATGAGACCCTTGATTTGCAGCCAGAGTACCTCTCACCGCCTGAGCTGTATCTTCTACAAGTTTGAGTTGGGTATCAATGAAGTCAGTTTCTCCAGCACCATACGGTAGGATTAGTACCACGCTGAAGTTCAGGCGCATCATCTGCCACTTCCGGTTTGCTTGGTCACTGTTCTGTGAACTTTCGAACAGCACCCATGCACAAGGAGTAGTGACTTCCGCCAGGGTGGGGTCGGCTTCCGTACCACCCAGAGTTGCTGCTACTCTTCCGCCGAAGGCAGCAACAGTCTTGATTTTGTTAATCAGGTCGTGAGTGTAAGTGTCAATCACTTCTTACCCCTCGGCTTGATGTTCTTCTCGAGCTCAGCTGCAGCCAGCTTACGAGCTTCCGCGGCACGAAGCTCAGCATACGAGGCCATCAGCCAATCGTACATCTGCTCTTCGACCTCAATTGTGTCTCCGGCCTGGAAATAACCCTCAGGCGAGTCCAGCGGGAGCAAAAGTGTGATTTGCATCTTCATCGTGTATTTACACTCCTGAAAGGAACGTTTGGAGTGCCTTCCGAATGACTTGTTGGTCGGTGGAGCTAATTCCAACGAAAGGACGAGCAACCATTCGAGTAGTTCCACCTTGAAGGAACACAGCATAAGGTGCCTTGGAGGTGTTCGCACCTACAGTGACACGATTGCCTGAAACTTGGTACTCAATGCTTTGTGACAGGACGCCAGTGCGGTACAACAGGCCCTTAGAAGCACTGCCGTCCTTAGCACGTGCACGAGCAGTACTTGGCCGCCAAGGAGCCCAAGGAGCTCCATCAGGGCTCTGCTTCGTCTTTTCAAGGCGCTCGCGGGTGCTGGCCTGAAGGATTTGGCCGACCCTGTCAAGAAAGACTTGTGGGCGTTCAAGCTTTCCGATGAGCTGCTGAATTGTCAGGCCCTTGGTGTGAGTAACCTGTGCTCTCATGTGCCAGCCTTTGTGGACTCCGCACGAATTTTCATTCCAACCAGAGAGGTATCTACAGACACCACCAGGAAGTTCTTTCCTGTGACAACAATGATGTCATTTAGACGAATCTGGTCAACAGGAAGCCACGTCCAGAGCTCAATGATTGACTGGCCTGCCCTGGTGGCTGAGTTGTTTCCTGTAATGTCGGTTCGCTTTGCCATCGCGTACTGCACAGCACCTGGCATACCCGTGATGACATCAACAAGGGTAACCTTGACATCCGAGGTTGGAGTGTGCACTGGGCGCTTCACATCGAACAGGTCAGATGCTTGAAACGAGACAGCACCGCGAAGTTCGTTGATTTCGTTGATGATGAAGATGCGGTTCAGCTCTTCACTGCGAAGGATGTCACCGACAATCAACTTCGTGAAGTCCGTGAAGATGGTGTACTGGTCGAGTGTTGGCTCTGGGTTCGCCTTGAACTGCTCGTCCTTGGACCACGAAGCCTGAACCGTCATAAGCTTGTTCCTGTCCTCAAGAGGGTCAATGTAGTTGTCTGGGCGGTACAAAGTGAACTTGTACCCCAACTTCTTGCCAACCTTGGCTAGGCCCTTGGCAATCTTGCGGTTGATGGTTGAAGCACTCATGGGGCCTTCTTTCTGTAGGCATTCAAAGCTGCCTCAAGTTCGAGACCCCAAGCTTGGAGTCGCTTGATTGTCTCACGATGCAGTTGAACGATTGTACCTGGGTCCATGTCCTTCGTGATGGCAAGGACAGGTAGCTCAGGTCTATTTACCGTCGGAGGCTCTGGAACATCGGCTACACGGTACTCAATCTGTGGCTGAGTGGCACAACCTACAACCGAGAGAGCGAAAATAAAAGCGAGAAAGGGCTGCCGCCTGGATTTACCCATTACGGTAAATCTTACAATGGCCCTCCCTCCGCGTGTGAGGAGATTTTTCATTTTGGACTCCAGTTCAAGTCGTCCTTCATGTCCACTGACCAGTCGATTGCTGCTTTACATTCGGTTGGTGGCTTCTGTGAACGCAGTTTGAGGAGTGCGACTTGAAGGTCAGATTGAACCTTCTTACGAGCTTGTTCAGCCGATGTGAGTTGTGCTTGAAAGTTGTCACGTGTGACTGTGACTTCCTTAAGGTTCTCTTCGGATGTTTGAAGCTTGCCCTGAAGAACTGTGACTTGCTCCGTCTTGTCCTTCAAGTCGGCCTTGAGGTTCGAGATGTGCCAGTACGTGCCACCAATCAGGGCGGCAATGAGTGCTAGTCCAGCAAGACGAAGGTAAAGGGTGTTGAACATCAGTGAATCCTATGCCAACCAAGGGCATCATTTAGCCGTTCAAGGACGAGGTGAATGTCGTTCAGAAGCCGCTTGGGTAGCTTCCGTCCTGTGAGCTCAGACAGGATGCCTTGGCAGTTGCAAAGGAGCTCGTCATAGTCATCTTCTGCAAGCTCTTGGCCATCATGAATTTCGACATCATACAGGTCCTCGAGGTTCACTTGCTTTGTCTCTGACATACTTGCCCCTTGGTTCTTCATCGTACAACTCCCGGCGAAGAGTATCGCGGGACCTTTTATCACGCTTGTTCTTCATTCTGCCGGGTTTTGTTCTTAGGAGCTCCTCATTTAGGTGCTGGTTCCGGGGCTTCACTTCCGCCTGCCTTGAGCTTGATGATGTCAAGCCATTTGTTGAACGTGTGAACACCCATGCCGTACACTGCGTATGTTGTGAAGCACAAGTAGTAGTACAGACCTGGGTCCTCCTTGGCAATCCAAGTCAGCTTCAGGAGCGCGATGCTCAGGATGAAGGCAACACCAAGGTTGATGGCTCTCGAGACATTCGGCCCACCGTCCTCAAGAAGTTTGTGCATGTACTTGAACATCACTTACTCAACTGGGCAATGTTGAAGTCGACGAGCTTGTCAATCTTTTCAGCAAGTCGTTGATTGTTCATGTCAACTCGCTGTGCAAGTCGCTCAACACCTGCATCAAAGCGAGCAATGATGACCAGGTGCTCAGCCTTCTCCATCTCGATGTACTCGTGAAGATTAGCGTCAATCTGTGTTCGTGAATTGAAAATCTCAAGGCGCATTTCTTCTCTCACTTCGCGAAGTTCATCTTCAAGCCGCTTGTCATTTTCGGCCTGCTCTTTGACAACTAGAACCAGCATTTCGTGCTTGTACTTCAGCAAAACAAGCGAGATTACGAAGGCTCCAGCTACAGCTGTAGGTGCCCAGTACGTACTGAGCAGGGAAACAAGGTCCATTTTGTGCCTTCCTATTGTACAACCATCTATTTAGGCTCTTCAGAAGAGCAGGAAGAATCTTGAAGCATTGAATGGAGGAGGAGCACCTGTGTACTTTACCCAGTACGGAGCTCCTTTACGGTAGAAGTCAAACTCTTCAGCATTGATAGAAGTCTTTGTGACCACATCAAGGAAAGGAGCACCAAGACTCACAGGTTCTTTAATTGCTGCTGGGAACACGGAAGTCCCAGCAAATTCCACTACAAAAGGAGTGCCAACACGAGTTCGTCCTTGGCCAAATGAGCCATCCCAAGTTGCTTTGGTTGTAACCTCTTGGTGTGGAGCACCGAATCTGGTTGACCGTTTTGTTGAAACATATGTTGAAGTGCCGCTGAACTTTGCCGTGAATGTCATGCCAACATGAGTTCGGCCTTGTCCAAATGAGGCATCCCAAGTGGATTTAGCCGGCACATCTTGGTATGGAGCACCAAATCTAGTGTTCCTAACTGTGGAAGTGTAAGTGTTAGTTGTTTCGTCGGAAACACCAAAGAATGTATTCCCAAGTGAGATGTACGGACTAATGTCACTTGTATCAATTGAAGACTTAGCTGTGACATTTGCAAAGGGTGCACCCGCCCGTACACATCGCATCTCGACAAGTGTTGTCTTAGATGCGATGGTCATTTAGGCGGCCTGCGAGATGGTAAGAGCATCCCAACGAACATCAGGAGTTCCAACTGCAGTTGGCCTTACGAAAGCCATCACGTCAAAAACACAGTTTGCTGTTGGGGTAAATGTGAGCGTAAGAAGCTCATAAGCCCCAGTTGTTGTGCATTGCGTGCTGATATCGGCTGTGTATCCAGGTACAAGCTTTGCAAGGCCTGGAATATAGATACCAGCATCAACAACGGTGTTCCGCTTCACACGAGCAGTGATAGTTACAAGCTTATTGGCTTCAGCCGCTGCGCTTGCAAGCTTCAAGTCGAACATCCCATACGCATTGTCGAGTGAGATGCTCCCTCCAACAAAACGAACAGCTTTTGAACCAGCCGTATACACGTCAGTACCATCAAGGTCAAAGTAATGCGTTGTGGACGAATTGTCAAACACATACGCCCGGAAGTAATCTGTAGCCCCATTGTAGTTGTGGAAATAAAACTTTGTGTTGAATCCGTGTGCACTCCCGCTTGCAAAGACCAAATATGAGATGGATGGGATATTGAAAACAATATTTGCGCCGGAGTTTGATGTAGCAAGAAAGTACCCATTGGAGGTGAAGCTCTTGAAATTGAAAACAAGGTTCGAGCCCGTGATTGAACCAATACCAGTCGCAACGGAAGGTCCGGAGCCAACAAGGTCACCAGCTGAGATAACACAATCAACAGCCGAAATCGACCCAAATGTATTGCCACCACCAGCTGCTACATTTGTAGGTGTACCCTTGATATCGCCGAACTTGAAGTTTGTCCCGAGGCAACTTACAATGCCCACTGCCCCAGTCGCATTATACGACGTGTAAATGTTGCCAATCGTCAAGTTTGCTCCACGAGCATTTTGGAAAATGTGGGTGTTCTGATTACCCCAGAAGTTACCGAAGGTACTTACTACTCCGGCCGGAGTAGTAAAGTCCAATGTGATATTGCTGGAGTTCGCAATAATACTGTCAATTGTGTACCCGGTCTCCCCAAGAGTTGCCAAAAGCTGCCGAGAAGGGTTTGCTGTTGCCGGAAGTGCAACACCGCCGGTACCAATGAATGAGACATTCTTGTAAACACTGGCAGCTGTACCCGACTGCCCCGTTGCAAAACGGACAACGGCAATTTTGCTAAAGAGGATATTGGCAAACGACCCCTGATTGAAGCCAATACTTCCTGAAAAATGTGTCAAGTTGTCAATGAAAGTATATCCGTCTTGTGCACCACTCGAAGTGTTCCACCCGCCAATATACTTGTCAGGTGCAAGGTTTGTCCCAACTTCGGTACACTGAACTCCAGAATAGGCCCCTGGCCCAGTTGTAACACCAGCCGGAGTCCAAGCCTTGATTGTCTCTCGCTTATACGTTGTGGCTGTCACAGTTGTACCCATCCAAGCCAAGTCAAGCGTGTTTGCATTGCCAGATGCGCCGGTGGCTGTTCCAGGTGCGTAAGCCGCAAGAAGCTGGACATCAGCATCACGGCACGTGCGAATTGGATACCAGTCATTATCATTCAAACCAATGAGCGACCAAAGTGTCAAACCAGCAGCCGGCGAAGCAAAGATTTCATCAACATAGAAAGTTTGTGAAGTGGCATTTGTAGTGCGGAAGCGAATGCTCCGAACAGTAGAACTCAGCGCAGAGCCAAGGTCAATGACAATTGGGTACCAAATGTTTGCTTGATAGTTCCACTTTGGTGCAGTGAGCGCAGAGACAACTGCTGTAGCACCAGCATCTGAGCAAAGGTCAACCAAAAGATTCTGTGCCCCAGTGCAGTCAAGAGCAACCGTAGAACGGAACCAGAAGCTGACTTGTTGATGTGCCGAGAAGTCAATCGTTGACCCAAGGTCCTTCAATGCCCCGTTTGCTGTTGCCGTAGTAACCCACTGGAGCGCACCGTTAATGACACCGCCAAATGAGATTGGTGTCATATAGGCATTGGTGTTGCCATTTGTGACTACTGAGCCTGCACCCATTGTGACCCAGCCAGCCTTTGCTGGGTCAATCAGCTTTGTTGGGGCTGACGAAAATGTGATGCTGTTGCCTACCTTACCAGAAGTCCAGGTGGCAGTTCCAATTGAAGTTGGGTCAGGTGACTTGGCAATGCGGATTTCATCACCAGGGGCAATGCGTGCAGCTGTCGCACCGGTAAGACAAGTCTTCCAAGCAGTTGCCCAAGAAGTGCCAGCTGCAGCATCGGAGCCATTCACATAATCAATGAAGTAGATAGCCATTTCAGAATCCCTTTACGAAAGCAACCACGTCGTACTTCGACGCCGCAGAGTTGTAGATTACACCAATCTTGTCGGTCTTGCCTGCTGTCGTGCTGAGCACAACTGTAGCAATGTCTGTACCAAGTCGGAATGAAGAACCAAGTGTCAACAGGCGAGAGCCTGTGCCGTCTTGAAGAAACTCAATCACTACTCGCTGACCATCAACAGCTCCGGTCAAGGTCAAAGTAGTGTTCGAAGACATTGTAACACGTACATTGTCATAGCTCGACACATCAATGCTGGTCGTGCTTGTTGAAGCTGTAGCAGTTCCAGCGCGAGTACCAAGGACTGGACCCGTGGCACCTGTTGCTCCTGTGGCACCCGTAGCGCCTGTAGCGCCAGTGGCTCCTGTCGGTGGAGTTGCCCACTTTAGGCCAGTGGCTTGAGTGCTGTCGGCAGTGAGAACATACGTGTCCGTTCCAACAGGAAGGCGAGCATTCGCTGAGCCAAATGCAAACAAGTCGCCTTTGGTTGTCAGCGGAACTTCAGACTTGCGGACCAAGTCTGTGCTGGCTGAAGAGGTTGTTCCTGGGTTCAGTGTCGCATAGATGCCAGAGGCGAAGCCACCGAAGGTCAGCGAAGTACTTGGGTTCGTGGCAGTACCAGCAACGTTCTTGCCCCAGAAGATGAAGTTCGGTGTTGCCGAGTCATCTCGAGAGACAATTGAAATCACATTCGAGTTCAGTCGGTCACTTGTGTTGTAGTACTGCAGACCAGCACGAGCAGAAGTCGTGGTGTTCCCACCGTGAATCTCAAGGTTCGTTGAGGCACCAACGTTTGTCTGAAAGTACGGACGATTTCCAGCAGTGCTGAAGTCACCGAGGAATGCCAGTGCATTCGCAAGTGTGATGCTCGTGGTGAACGAAGGTGCTGCACTAGGTGCCTTCAACCCAAGGGCCGTGCTCAGGTCAGTCTGCGAGGACAAAGTTCCAGTGATGGAACCCCAGGTTCCACCAGCACCAACTTCCACAACGGAAGCAGTCCCGTTGTCCTTCTTGATGAACATCTTGCCATCGAAGGTGTTGATGGCAATTTCACCAAGGTCAATTTGCCCCGTAGTTGGCACAGCCCCGGTTGAGGCTGAGCGCTTCAGCTTGATTGTTTCGTTCTTAACGGCCATCTGGCCCTCCTCACGAGGCTATGTAGCAGGAGTGAAAGTGCTTAGAAAGAGCCGCCGTCCAGCGTATCTCCATCAAAGACAATGTTTGCATAGTTCGTGACACTGAAGGCGGTGCCTGTGAGCGTCATGCCAGTGCTTGCTGAGTATGTAGCACCACCGCCGAACTGTGTGAACACAACTGGGTCAGTGCCAAGAATGCCAGCAGCAGAGGCAACCCAAGCGGTGCCAAGGTTTGTGCCGCCTTCAACGTACACAAATGCGCCCTTGTTCAGCAATGCCGTGGTATTCGCATCAGAAGCACGAACCAGGTTCCCAGCCGAGGAGACATAGATGCCGTTTTCAGAGGTCGTGGTCTGATTCTTGAGCAGAACACGGTCACCAGCGGTGAGAGTAAGTCCATCAACAGCGGAAACACCAGTAAGGCTTGCCAAGTTCGCAGTCGAAGCAACCTTGACGGACTCCTTGAAGTCCAAGCCGAGTGCCACTGAGTCAACATAACCCTTGGTAGCAGCATCAGTGGAGTTCGATGGAGTTGGAACAGTGACCGTGCCAGTAAAAGTTGGCGAAGCCAGTGGTGCAGCACCAGAGACATCAGCTACGACGAGTGACACAGCACCAGTCTTACCAGCCACTGAGAGCACAACGTTCACCTGAGCACCAGCAGCAATGCCATCCAGCTTGGACTTGTCAGCTGCAGACATCGCGCCAGCAGCACCAGTCGTGGCATCGCTGATGCTGATTTGCGGAGTAGTGCCACCTGTCGAAGAGATTGCACCCGTGCCAGACACAGCAGTCACAGTACCTGGCTGAGCACCTGCGGCAATGCCATCAAGCTTCGTCTTGTCCGAGGCAGACATTGTGCCTGGGGCAGAGGTCGTGGCATCAGCAACTGAGATGACTGGGTTCGCTCCACCAGTGGAACTGATAGCACCTGAGCCAGAGACAGAAACGACCGTAGCCCCAGCTCCAACACCGGCCAACTTCGTGTGGTCCGCTGAACCACCAACTGCAACCGGAGTGCTCGT